CAGGGGACACGAAGCTTTCCAAACATCAGCGTTAGCTGACGAATGGATCGAATCGCGTCAATCGACGGATCATCCAATAGCACACCACTAGTCCGGTCAAACACATGATCAAGGAAACCCCAAAGAAATTTGGGGAGACCGCCTCTCCAGGAAAAACCTTGGAAGAGGTCGTGATCAACCGACCCTCGGTCAAGACCTTTTTCGAGGTCTTTTCCGAATGTCGGTAGGGTTATCGTGAGAAACGACAACCCCTCGTGTTCTGTCCGACGCATGACTGTTTTGCAGTCATGGGTGGCGCATGTGCAACACTGGCTAGCACATTCCAATGCTAGCCTTTTCCAGAGTAGTAATAGGCTTTTCAAAGCCCCTCCTTACTGATCGTAGGGTGGTTAGCTTTCCTAGCCTATTGCATCCTCAGTTAGGTACATATCTCGTAGCCAAGTTTACACCTGGCCTTGAAATGTGTACCGGGATCTGGACAATTCGTGCTTGGGCTCATTATGCAGCGACGTTCTAAGTCACTGCACACTAAGCTCGATATTGGAATCAAGGCAATTACAAGCCAAAAAACCAATATCCGCACAAAATGTCTAGCTTTCACCACCGAGTAGTTTGGTGATGATCGCATCCGAAGTGGCAGTGTAGAGGGCCTTAAAGCCATCATACACAGCCTTAACCTCAGCATTCGAGTATCCCACAACAGGAACATCGAAGACCATGTAATTACTCATGGAAACTTCGCTGTTCGTTGTAGGGATAAACGGATCTGCGGCGTACTTCGAATGATCCAGACGGATGACGTGACGCTTTCTACGCCCGTAGGCGTGGTCCAGCGTTAGGTCAACCGCCCCGTCAGAACTCGAATAGACGGACTTATTCTCTCCCGTGCTAATGCGCGGGAGGGAAATAGCCGTCCCCGAGATAGTGACGGACTGTGGATCTGAGAGCGCCATAGGCACCTACTCCTTCTGCCTGATCGAATCAGGCGATTGGGGTGTATTGGCAGCGGTGTAATCACCGCCTAGGAGCTTCGGGATAATCCCAAAGCCCCCAGAATGGCAAGCTGGGCGGACGACAAACCGTCCCAGGAAATGCCAAAGCCAAAGGGGTTCGCTTGCTTCCTAACTTTCGTTTCAACACGAATAGTCGATGGAAGCAACTGGACGGGCTCACCATAAGCGGTGGCTCCCTCCAGAGTATAGATAATTTCATTGATGGTATGTTCCATCATATATCCATACTGCATTACCAGACCCTGACTTACCATATCACCGATCGTCGATAAGACGTCACCGGTGTTGGTAAACCAGTCTATGGCCCAGCTCCACGGAGAGAGGTTCCAGAGAACATCTGGAGTGAGAGACACACCGAACAAACGGTCTGCCTCTGCTCCAAGTTCATGGACAGTACCAAAGGGTGTCGAATCCTGTGGTACGCCATAAACAAATGCTCCAGAGAACCATCTACGTTTAGTAGATATAGTGGTCTTATACCACTTGCCTCCCGTGGATGACGGTATCTCATTCCCCGTAATTCCTGCGTTTGTAACAAATAACTTGTTACTTGACAGGAGTGTCGGAGGTGAGGTAACCGTCTCGACAGGAAAGTCGTAGCGCCTACGGATGGTATTCCCTCTATCCGCTCTATACTGACTAAGTATATCGCGGGAATGGGTAACAGCGTTCCCGAAACTGAGAACGTCGTTAACCAAGGGGACCCATCCGAACTGAACATTCAGGTACTCATCGCCCGCATTACGCGCGCGAAGAGTCCTGTCACGCCATGTTTGATGGCCTAAAAGGGCGGGTAAACCGTCCTTATAGGTCTCTCCCAAGGCGACGCTCAGTTCAGCGCTACTAGATGTTGGTTTGACTCTACTTATAGCCGTGGCACCCGCGACTTCAAGATCCGCATCAGCGGATTGAAGTGACGTAGGCCACTGCGGCTGTAGGTTAAAGTCAAGCTCCACCGGCGTCTCTAGGATCAGATCAAGATCTTCTTTTCGATCTTGAAAAGATCCAGACGTCGACGAGCGGTGCGGAATCGATTTACGAAAGACAATCTGACCAATGTCAGCTTGAACTTTCGTAGTCGAAAACGGACCGCCGACATCTCCCTTAGTCCCCGGTTTTGGGGGCCAAGAGTGACTTTCGGAAGCAGTAATCTGCTTCCCCATGAATGTATTAGAACGTCCGCGCAAAATGGTAGATCTTACCCAATTTGCGTTGGCGCTCGGGCGAGTGTACCTAACGATGGTGGATGTATTCCCACCGCTCGGTAACATTCGCTTTTTTACTACAGTCATGGATGTCTAGCTCCTTTGGATTTCACACATCTTCTGATGTGTGGGTGATTGCACTGCCGGTGGCGAGCATGTTTAGCT